CGGCGTCGACCAGCTCGGTGATCTTCTGGGCTTGGGCGTAGGCGAGTCCCATCACGGGTTCGCCGCTGCCTGTTACCCCGGCGAACGCCTCCGGGGCCGCCGACAGCCCCGACGCCTGGTCGTAGTGTTGTAGATTCAGCGCAACATCTGCTGACGCGATTGCCGCTTGGGCCGCCAGCAGTTGCCCGTGGGTCACCATCTCGGTGAACGGTAGGGCGTGGCTGGCGAACCAGGCATTGGGGTTCTGCGGGCTGTTGGGCCGCCAGGCAGCGAGCACCCGCCGGACTATCTGGGCGATGAGCCGCTGCCGGTAGTCGGCGGCGGCTTGGAGTTGTGGGGGGAGCCTGGAGTACTGGGAATCCAGCATGGTGGTAGGCCTCCCTCCATGCCGCTAGACGACGGCTAGCGCGACTACGGCGGTTCGCGTTCGCCCGAGTTGTCGTCGGCGCCGCGTTCGAGTTTTTCGATGATGCCGCCCATGCTGTTTTCCTGCTCCAACCACTCCAGTTCACGGTCGATACGTTGTTGTGGCCATCCCATCTCGGCCATGGCCCCGCGCACTGACATGAACGGTCTGCCGCCAGTGCTTTTTTGCAGCGCATCGGCCCGCTGTGATTCCGTGGGGGTGCCGGGGTTCTGCCATAGGGTGCTGATTCGCCCGTCGGCTTCCCAGCTGCCGGTGCGGATCCGCTCGGCGATGCCTAGCGCCCACGCCCATCCAGCACCCATGAGGGTATTTAGTCGCTCTACTTGCTTGACCAACCTGGATTCGTCAGCGCGGATGGCGCCCTCGGCGGCGGGGTTGGCGGTGTTTTGTCCCATCATCCGCACCGGCAAGCCGGTCACGGTTGCGGCCTGCTCAGCCAGCATTTTGACAGTGTCGTGAAACCCTGACAATGTGGCACCAGCTAGCTGCTCTACTTTGGCGTCTTTACTGGATAGCGCCCAGATCGAACCCAGATATGTATCCCAGGGGTCCTCAATCTGGTTGCCATCAGCGTCTACGAAATCCTTCGGGGTCACGCCTAGGGCGACTTTCTGGGGCGTTGCTACGGTCTCCATGGCTAGCTGGAGCTGCAGCATCACCCGGCCCGCCATATCAACCAGGGGCCGAAGATCGGCTAGTTGGGTTTCGCCCGACCATTCCCCGGTTCGTTGCCGGTTGAGGATCATCACTAGCGGCACCCGACCTAGGCGGTGTTTGATGCGCCTGGTTGCTTCCCATTTCCCGGCGCGACGGTCGATGAGCACGGTGGAGTCGGGGAGGTAAAGGGTCATGTATTCAGCGATGCCGGTGTCATCCCGGTAGATGCGGAGGGCCGCGGTCATTTCGCGGGTGCGCGCATCGACTAGGGCTGCTATGTCTTTGGGGGATTCGGGCATGATCCGGGGCCTGCCACCACCGTCGCGGGCGGCAACGGAGATGAATGCCCGACCGTAAATGAGCAAATCGCGGTGCACCAGGTGGGACAAGGAGTCGAGGTCGTTGGCCTCCCAGTCGGCACGCAGCTCGGCGTCTTCTTCGAGTGCCCCGGAGCGCAGGAACATTCGCACGTCCTGTCGCTCCTCAAGAACGTCAATATAGGTCCTGCACCAGTTCAGCGGGAAAGCAAACGGCTGCACATCGGGTGGCACCGCGATGCCAAGATTGCCGATCTCCTGCAGACCTCGGTAGTAACATTCATTTTTACGGTCTTCCCGGCGCTGCCGCTGAATCTTGTTGAAGAGCTTTTCAGTGAGTCTTCGTTCTTCTGGCGTGAGTTCCATTGTCACCTCCTTCCGCGGCGGCCTAGCACAACAACCCTGGCTGCCGTCGTGCTGTTTTCCCAATCGTCGGCGTGGGCGTCCATGGCCGCCTCGTGGGCGAGCACAGTAGCCATAGCCGGGTCAATCTTTTGTTGCTCTGTTGCTTTGCCGAGCACGTACATTTGGCCAGGCTTGGCGGCCTTTCGAGCGTTGGCCATGGCCAGACTGGTGAGCGGGCAGCCATCATGGGTGATGCGCCCTGTTGCAAGGTCTACCTCGAACCGCCTAATTGCTTGGTACATGCGTTTGATGCTGTTTGTGGCCCACTCAAATACGTGCTCATCACCGTATTTGAGTGCCCATTCACCGATCTCAGACCTCCAGTCTTGGGGGTCGCAGTACATGCGTTCCACCTGGTAACGGTCGAAGAGTTCGTCGACGGCGGCGGCTACTTCCCCGCGGGGTATGCGGCCTTGCCACTCGGCAGGATTCCAGATAGTGGGCCTGTCATCTGGCCCGTAGCGGGGTGTGAACGAGAACCCGTCAAGGGTTTCGGCCCTGAGCGCGGTCCAGTCGTTGTTTTCTGATCCGTCGAAGCCCACGCAGATGCTAGTGCCGTCAGGGGGATTCCCCAGCCATTGCATAGTGTTCCTCCCATAGTCCTGCTGGCAGCCAGCTGCCTGCCGAGTAGGCGATCCGGTTACCGAAGAAGCGTTCTGCTTGTTCGGGGTCGCGGAGGGATATTTCGTCAGCCTCAGCCAGCACCGCGTCGATGTTGACCCAAGGGCTGCCCTTATAGACGGCTTCGAGGATTCGGCGCCGGTCTCGTTTCCGCTCCCACTTCAAATGCTTGGGCGGTGGAATGTAGAACGTCGCCACGTCACTCAGATTGGCTTCGAGCGTCGTTTGGGCGACGGATTGTTCGGCGGAGTCGTAGGCGTTTGTCGTCTCGATCGCCCTGCCGCCCATGCCTGCCAGGCCGCGGCGTTGGGCGTCAGCAACCTTTGTCATGCGGTTACGCCTGGTCCACAATCCTGTTTCATCTTGTTCGCAAAACGTCACGGGGTTGCCGACGCGGCTGTCGGCGCTGGCGGTTACGGCGTCGATTCGGTCGGCGTCGTCGCCGCCCAGGCCACCGAGGATGCGCACGAACCCATCCCGGACCGCCATTTGGCGCCGGAGGGGACCCATCTGGATCATCGCCCGCAGCGGCCTATAGGTGTTCTCCACCTGATCCTCAGACGTGGCAGTCAGCTGAATCAGCGGCGACGGGTGAGGGCGCCCCTTGGGCTCACCAGCCTGATAAGGGAAGACAAAACCGCAGCCACAGCCCCAGTCAGAACACCGGTAGGTGTCCCCCGCAGCAGCCCACCCGTCGAACTCAGCGGGGCCTACTGCTTGGATAGCCGTCATCGACGCCGCCCACGGACCCTTACCAGTCTTCTGCGGGGCGATCACCTGCAGCCGCCGGTAGGTGAACGCCCTGGCGCCCAGTGGAACGCCTTCCCATTCCAGCCCTGCGCGGATACGGCCGAAGTTAGCGGCGCACCAGAATTGCCAATCGGACCAAACGAATGCCTCCCCACGCCTATAGCCATCGGGGATAAGACAGTGAGCCTGCACCCATGTATCCCACAGGTCCCCGAGGGTGGGAAAATCAACAACCCAGTCAGTTGGCAGGATCATCGTCGTCATCCTTTACCGCCCGCAGGCGACGTCTGGGCGGACTATCACGCTGTGGTGGCGGGGCCGACTCGGTGACGGAGTCGTCGTCAGCGGTGGAGATTGTCCAGCCGTTGAGCAGGAGCCCCGCGGGCGTCAGGCCGATGCTATCGGCAAGCCTTAGCACTTGGGTCATCATTGAAGGCGTAGCCCCTGGTGCTTCGCTACGGACCGCCCAGCGCACATAGTGTGCGATAGTCAGCCACCGCCATTCTTCTTCCGCCCACGCCACAGCCTGGGGAAACCGCCAAACTTTTTTCCACAGGGCACGCTCCCTGGGGTAACCAGTTGGTAGTGGCCACGGCGGGGGTTTGCCCGCATAGCCGGACGCCGGCAGCACCCGCAACTCCGCGGAGATACCGCGGGCATCAGAACGACCAGAACGAGAATCCGGCGGCGGCCCCGACCGGGGCCTAGCACCACCACTAGGCATAAAAACCACCCCCTACCAAAAGGTTTCATCGAGCAAAATATCAGGTTTGAGGGTTCAAAAAATAGTAGGCCAGAAGCGGTTTTTGAACCCTTCACACCATCTAGCCACCA